TGGATGTTCTGAAATCGGTAAATGTTCTGGTCTGTTTCCCTCTATGGTAAAAGGTAAGTTCACCAAACTGTCCTATCATCGGTTATCCTCCCAAGCTTGCAACCTTAGCTTCCAATGCAGTCAACCTTTGCTCTAGTGCCTTGATATTCACTCCTGCAAGTTCCAAGGTATCTCCTTTAGCCTTGATAGCTATAGAATCAGTTAGCTGTTTATAGAACAGGCCTTCTCCTGATTCTTTAGGTAAATCTTCATCGGAGAAAAATCCACCAAGAACAACTCCGAAGGATTCCCCATTAGATAAATGAAGGACAAGTACCTGCTCCCCAACCTTCGGCATTTTATATTCCCCTGTAAATGAGAAATAAGGAAGCTCCGCTGTTGCGAGGTCGTTCATATCCGTGTAGACAACAGATACAGTGGCATTCTGATAATTCACTGTGCCTACAGTTCCAATTCTTATATTATCCATGCTTATACCCTCTGAATAATCTTTCTGGCAGTTACGTTCTGCGTTAATCCTCCGTTATCAAGGCTAACGTCCACTCTATCCACAAAATACTTTCCATCACACATACCGCAGTTTCTTATTTCGATGTTGTATGTAGAAAACAAGCCGTAATCAAAAACTGTCGGTTTAAAGGTGATAGTTGTCGTATTCTTGTTTTTTTCATTCAGTCTGGATTTCGCCACTCTCTCTGCTTCTGATTTGTCTTTTACCTGCTCATTGATGTACAGGACCTTCTCAGGCGTTCCAACCTTAACTGTGATTGTTTCCTTTTTCTTTTTCGGATTCTTATATCTTAGTTCTGCTCCGGTATAGAGTCCTTGTAAAGAAGTTGTCCAATTATAATCCGGCTGTATTTCATGAGTGGTCCAGTCTGTAAATCCTGCATTACTTCCACTTACAGCATTACTCGGATATTCCCCGTAGTAATTGTAAATATCTCTTGCTTCGTAGCCTTCCTCGTCGTACAGAACAAAGCCACTTTTATAGCACTTCATGCAGACTCCATATTTCTTACAAACACTTTGCAAGAAAGATAGGTCTGTCTCATTGGTCTGCTCTATCTTGTCTATAGTTATATTTTTGCAATTAAAAAAGAGATTCGGCATATTGTACTTACTGCTCATCTCTTCCACTAATTGTCGTAATGTAACTTTTGTCCATGCTTTAGAACGTTGCCTATCCTTTAGTTCTGAATCCGCAGGTTGTGATATTCCCTTTACGGTCATAACTTTTGGCGAACCCGTAATGGATATTTCATCAATTACAAAGTTCCCACAGTGATAATCCTCGTCTTTTCCGTTCACATACCAATTTCGCATGATAATATGAACATCAAGGTCTTTTCCTTTCTCCGGCTTGAATCCCCCTATACTGTTTACTACATTCATATCAAATTCCAAAGTTATAGAATCCAATGCATCGCATGAATTGTCTGTATACTGCAAAGAGGATAAATACTTCGTCAGATTGAAAAAATTGTTTTCATACAGCACCATAGTTTCGGCATATCTTGCCTTTGCCGTATAGTTTTGACTTCCATCCACTACCAATTCCTCCAATCCTCTCTATTGCTTGCTCTTTCCAGTTCGGTATTTACCGGCGGAATATTTAGCACAATATCGGCCGAAAACACAAGCGTTCCAATCTCATTCGGATTTGCCTCCATAAGAAGAGGGAAAAGCTTTTCTGCACCATATACCTTCAAGGCTATTGAATCCCAGGTATCACCTAGAATTGTTTTATATGTAGTTTTTATCACTTCCCCCTCCTATCTTAGAACGATACTCTCCGTGTCTCTCTTGCGTATCTGTCCATCATGGCCTTGAAATCTGCATAGCTGTCTATCAAGGCCGCTTTTAGTTCAGTAGCATTGCCCCCGGAAATATTGATAGTTGGACTATAGCTAATGTTCTGCTGTCCACCTACGGAAGAATTGATACCGGATAGTTCTGCATTGGCTTGATGTAAAAGGCTTGCAGCTCTTGCGGAGTTATTCATAGGGATAACATATTCCGCATCCCCTCCTTCGCCGATTAAAGCATTTGTAGGTCCATTCACTCTTCCTCCAACAGCAAATTTCCTGATTAAGCTAGGCTTATCAAGTCCTTTTGCCTTTACTGTAGAATCAATCTTTGCTGCAGGATTTGCGAATGGCGCAATCGGCATATTCACTTTAACATTCTGATTACTAAAGTAATTTCTTACAGAACTTAGAACGCTATCCATACCGCTCATACTTCCACTTTGCAGTTGGATGTTTGTGCTGATTTGGAAAGGCTTGGAAAACTCTTTCTTTAGAGCATAGCCGTATCTTTTAGCAAATTCTTTTGCTCCTTCGCTAAGTTGTGCATCGCTTCCGAAAAGATTTTTCAAATAATTTTTCTTAGATGCTTCTTCTCCTGTAACACTCATTACTTTGTCTAACTTTTCAAGCGTTTGTCTTACATTTCCCGGGACCTCATCCATGTTTTTAACTTCTTCCCGGAACTGCTTTATAGCTTCTTCGTTCTCCTTTAAGAAGTCTTTCAGCCCTCTTTCTGCGGTCTTGTTTGAAAGGCCAACCATATCTTCTTGATTGATATACGGAAGTATTTCGACACTGATATTTCTATTCCCTGTATCTCTATCCTCAAATTCTTTTGAATAGGTACTTAATACCTTATCAAGAAGCATATCTACCGGCTTTGTTTTTGCTTGCAAGATAGTGTCTCGCCTTTGCTTTTCGACTTTAGCTACAGCCTGGTCATACATTTCCTGGCTAAAGTATCCCTCGTCACCTTCGGAAAGCCCTAATTCATTGGATTTTTTTAAGGCTGCTTCTGTATCCATTAATACATTCTTAGCTAGTTCGTTCGCATTGTCGGTCATTTCTCCTGCGTATTCACTGGATTTATTTACAACATTAGCAAAGGACTCACTTGTTAATGGAGCATTCTCTGCATCATTGTGTAGTAAATCCCACTTGACTTTGTTTTCCGTATGCATTACCTGTTCTTTAATGTCAAGTATCTGTTGTGTCAGAGTATTAATTGTTTCTTGCTCTATCGGCGTGATGATACCATCCTCCATGGCTTTCTTGTATTCATCGCCTAATTGTTTTCCGATTCGTTCAACATCACCACGAATACTTGTATACATTCCGTCAAACTGCTTTATCAATCCCTCTCCGGTAGCATCGCCATCGCCAAAAAGCCCACGGATGGAGAAATGCATAGCAATCTGCTGTTCGGACACAAGGTTAGATACTCCGGAAGCCAAGCTTTCTAGTTCAGTTCCAAGTTTCTCGGCATCTTCTTTATTGAAATCAGAATTTACACTTAGTCTAAGCTGTAGTTTTTGTAAACTTTCCGCTGTCCTATCAATCTCCTTGCTGTACTGTCCAACTGCGGATAACTGCTTACTGGCTTGTGAAAGTCTTTCAAAGGTTTTCTTTCCGACAATCTCCATAGCAACATCGCCTAGCTCTTTAAGAGACAGCTTCATATCGCCAAAACGCTTACTTAGGTCTTTCTTTCCTTCCTTGGCATGATATTTATCAATGGCTACAGCTACTCCGATAATTCCTCCGGCCAAAAGGCTTAAGCCAGTCGCCCACGCTAACGCAGGATTTGCGCCCAAAGTGGTAACAAGTTTAACAATGGACTCAATCCCCTTTGGTACTGCATTGGAAGCTTTTAAACTCACCGCAAGAATTCCAAAGCCGGATATCGCTCCTGTCAGCCATTCGGGATTACTTACAAAGAACTCTCCCATCTTAATTACAGGCTTAACGAACTCGCCGAAGCCTTCTGCGTTACGCTTAAGCTTTGGATATAGCTCCTCAAGGTTTCCGATAAATCCGTCAGAAGCATAAACCATGTTAGTAAATGCCTTTGCGCCGTCTCTTAACGGTATATTTATTGCATCGTTTACTTTGATTCCGAGGTCCTGCATTGCGGATTGGAGAATCTTTGTATCTCCCCAAAGGTTATCCATCTTTGTTGCAGCCATCTGCTGTAAAGAACCATTGGCATTTCTTAGGGATTCATTCAAGCTATCCCATTCTTTTTTTCCATCTTTTGTTGCATCAAGTCCATTTAATAGATGTGTAAATGCATCGATATGATGTTTACCACCAATTCTTGCTTTGTAGAAGTTCTGCTCTTCTTCAGTCAAACCTGCAAGCTTATCTCTAACATCTGTAAGAGTCTGCTTTAATCCTTTGAATTTTCCGTTTTCAAAAGCAGAAACGCCTAATTTCTTCATGGCTTTTCCGGCTTGCCCTGCTCCCGTAGTAAGGTTAATCATGATAGCATTCAGAGCAGTTCCTGCTTCTGAACCTTTTATACCTCTGTTTGCAAGAACACCAAGTGCCGTTGCGCTGTCCTCAATATCTACATTTAGTCCTTTAAACACACCACCGGTCTGAATCCATGCTTCCATAAGCTGTTCTGCAGTCTGATTGGATTTGTTATTGGCAGTTGTCGCAACATCAAGGAATCTTTGTAAATTCTCTCCGTTCTCGCCAATTACTTCTCCTGTGGCACTCATGGAGTCTGTTACAAGGTCGGATGTTCTTGCAAGGTCTAAGTTCGTTGCTTCTGATAGCTTAAGAACGCTCGGAAGAGCCTTTACAGAGTCGTTAACACTCCATCCGGCCAACGCCATGTATTCCAAAGCGTTAGCAGACTCTGTAGCCGTCTTTGTGGTTTCTCTTCCGTATTTCATGGCTGCTTCTCTTGCGATGTTGAATTCCTCTTCGCTTGCCTTTGCTGTTCCCTTCCAAGAACTCATAGCCTTGTCAAAATCCATTCCCACATCAACAGCTTTCTTTCCGGCCATTAATGCTGCTGCAGAGATTGTTCCCATTGCCACAACTCCGGCTTTACCAATCTTTTTCATGGCGTTATATGGGGCATTAAGGATTTTATCATTGTTCGCAAGCTGTTCTATCGGACCAAGAGCACCGGGGGCTGCCGCTTGCTTTGCAATATCTCGTATCTGCTTTTTTGTAAGAGCTGCACTCTTACTCAAACTGCCATCCATGATTCCCATGATTCGTACAGCTAGCTTATATTCTTTACTTGCCATCCCTATACTCCTTTATTCCGTCGATAATGGGCTTTATTTCATCAAAGAGATTTACTAAAGGAATGGAATAAAAAAAGCTTATTGACGTATGGGTAATCATTGCTACCTTTGCCACAAGCTTTTTAAGTCCTGTTTCCTCTATGCCCTCATGTAAAAAAAAGTAAATACCGAAGTTCTAAGTCTTATTGCATCCCTTGCCTTGAGTTTCATGAGCCACTCATAAGGCATTCCGTTTGCCTTTGCCACAACCAATGCGCTATACATGGTGTCTACAGGCGTGTTTGCCGTCATGGTGATACCTGTGAGTCGTTTGTATTCCCTGTCAACCTCGGTTAAGCCTTGCAGGTCTAAATCCCACAGGCCTTTCAAGGTAATCTCCTTGTACACCGTTCCTTCAAAGGTGATAGGAAGCTCCAACTCGAACTTGAAATCATCCATATTGAAATCTAAGGCAGAGTTTTCCTCTGCCTTAGTCGTTTTCTTTGTACTAGCCATTAGCACAATCTCCTTACCTTATCCATGATGTCCTCATCGTTCACTACGAAAATCTCGTTAAGCTTGTCATGCTCAATAAGCTTCTCGCCATCTACTTCAACAAGCATATAGATAACTTCAAGCTTCATGCTTGCATTGAAAGCTTCTCCGACTTTCGCACTTCCGGGATTAATTTCGAGGGTCTTTCCACGGACAACAACACGCACCTGGGAATAATCAGTGACTCCCGTAGACGGGTCTGTCACCTGAATAGCACCTCTCAAAGTAACGCCGGTTACCTTGGAATGGTCTACGAACTTCGTAATGTCGTGATAGAGCGTTCTGAACGGAATCTCCTGCTGCATGGATTGTGTATGTCCAATTACCGGTGCAGCATACTCACCGCCGATTCCTGCACCACTGATTGTAGCGGTGAGCATACTTAACGGTGCAAGAGTAACACTATCGGAAATTCCGATAAGCTTACCTCCGTCATGGTCATATACGTTAAAGCCGTTTAAAACCTCTGGAATACTTTTGATACCGATTTTTCCTGCCATTAGTTGTTACCTCCTACCGCACTAGAAATCAAAGTTGGGTCAAACTCAATATGGTCCACAATCCATTCTGCCGGAGTGAAGAACGCAATCTTTGTACTGAATACGATTTTTCCGTCAAGAATTGCTTCCTTCGGATTCTCCGCTTCATCAAAGCTAAGTCTTCCTCCTGCAATAATGCCTGCTGCCTTTAAAGAGTTAAGGAAAATGTTCTCGGAATCCACTACAGCCTCGGACAAACGATAGTTGGCCGGCTCATCCACTTTGTTCTTATAGGTCTGAATAAAACGGTTTCTGTACCAACTCATCATTCGTCTGCAGGCAATCCATCTGTCCTTCGGGTCTGTGGACTTCGGATATGCTGTAGTATTATTCCCGTAAAGCTTAAAGCCGTTGTCGTTGATAGCCGTTACAACACCAAGTCCGTTTACAAGCTCTGCTTGCGGAACATCAAGGAATACTTCCGTTCCATCAGAAAGACAGGTGGCAGAGACAGGAATACTCTCACTGGACGGAGATTTGTACGGAATATCCCCATGGTCCATATCACACTTTGCCATTGCGCAAGCTGCAAGAGTGGACAAATGGAACACCTTTCCACCAACCTTCACACAAGGGAAGAAAGCCATAGCATGAGGATTCGTTACCCCAAGATACTTCTTTGCCGTCTCAACATCTGCATAGGAATTAAGCTTTACCCCCTGTGCTTTATACAGAAGGTCAAGGACACATTCGCAAGTGTACAATCCGTTTAAATCCTCTGTCTTTGCACTA